AGTAGCACAGCCTACATTTACGATCAAAACACACAGACGTACAACCAAATGACTGTGCCAAATGGCAATTACACAGTCAATTACGGTACAAACAACAGCATTTACATTGGATCTATTGGCTTTATGCCATACGTTGCCAACGGTGGATCTGCAACATGGAACTACAGCTTTCAATATTCCTATGATGGAACGACTTGGACGACCTTGTACACGGGTACAAACGTCACAGTGACCGATGGTCAGTGGATTTTCCAAGATATTGACCCTGGTGCCACAGCGCAATACTACCGTTTTCAAGCATTGAACGGCACAACTTTGGCTTTGCGTGAATGGTACCTTGGCAACAACTCCACTGAAGTCACCATGGCTCGCTTGAACCGTGACGACTATACCAATCTGCCTAACAAGAATTTCACAGCCAATCAGCCTTATCAGTATTGGTTTAACAGGACAATCCCACAGGCAAAGATCACTTTGTGGCCAGCCCCAAGTGATGCGTTCATTCAGATGACGATTTGGTATTCACGCCAAATTGATGATGTGGGCGGATTGAATGGTCAGTTGGAGATTCCTCAACGTTGGAATCAAGCAATTCAGTATCTACTAGCTCACCAGATGAGCTTGATACTGCCTTCGGTTGACATTGCACGGATTCAGTATTTGGAAACTCAAGCCAATAATTACTTCATTATGGCTGAGAATGAAGAGCGAGACCGTTCGCCAATCTATTTTTCGCCGAATATCTCTTGCTATACACGCTAATGATTGGATAAAATATGACTTCCAATCATTACTGTGTACAAGACATGAATTATCAAAAAGTCTATGACGATTTAATCGCCAAGTGCCAATCGCGTCAGTCAATTGATGGCTACAAAGAACGCCACCACATCATCCCAAAGTCATTAGGTGGGTCAAACGACTCGTTCAATCTTGTTGATCTGACTGCCAAAGAGCACTTTATTGCGCACTTTTTGCTGGCAAAGATTTATGGCGGTACTCAGTGGCATGCAATTAAGCGCATGCGTGGCAACGATGGTTTTTACATCAACTCTCGCCTATATGAAGTTGCTCGTAAAGAAATCGCCAAAGAAGTCGGGAAGCGAATGGCAGGCATCCCAAAGACGGATGAGCAGAAAGCGAAAATGTCTGCGTCAGCCACGGGGAAGAAAAAATCTCCAGAGGCTGTAGAAAAAACTCGTCAAGCGAATTTAGGGCGAAAGCCGAATGAGGCGCAATTGGCAGCGCTTCATGCAAACAGACAATTAGCATGGATGCCAGAAGCGCAAGCAAAAAAATCTGCCAAAACCAAAGGTGTCCCTCGTCCATACGCCAAGAACTCCAAGCCACCATCAATTGATGCTTGCATCGCTGGCGGTAAAAAAGCCAAAGGTAGAAAACAAACGCCTGAGCAAATTGCAAAACGTGTTGCATCACGTCGTGCTACTTTGTTGGCGCAAGGGAGGACTCATTAATGCCACGCTTTCTAGACACCACAGGAAACGCAGTAATTGCGATCTTCATTTGCGACCGTTGCAAAATGAAAAGACCAATTATTCAGGCTATGCCTGATCCAAATTTCCCTGGTCTACGGGTGTGTCAAGAAGGGTGTGCAGATCAAAAAGATCCCTATAGATTACCAGCTAGGAAAACCGAAAGAATTACCTTACAATTCCCAAGACCCGATGTCAGTGTTGCTGCAAATGACAATGGTTTAGTCGTTACGCCTACGGGGACAAATATACCTGGAGGCAATCCTTCTGAAGTCTACATTAGCACTCAGAATGGAAACGATATTCCACAACAGAACGACAACATTAACATCATAAGCCCAAGCCCCAACACGAGCCAATAACATGAGTGGACAAGTAACAATCACCCAATTGCCTCAAGCAAGTGCTTTGACTGGTAATGAGTCAGTTCCTATTGTTCAAAATGGAGTGACGGTTCAAACCACGACTGGGGCTATTGCGGTTCAGCCCACACAAACACAGACATTTTTGACCGTTGGCCAACAAACAAGTTTGGCCAATAGCAGACAAATTGCAGTCAGCACTGGTTTAACCACAACCGATGGCGGTGCTCAAGGTAGCTATACCATTGCTGTGACTGGCGCTTTGGCTTCTTTGCTCACTTCTGGTAACGGCATCCAAGTCAAGACAAATAGCACAACCTTGACCAATGTGCAGATTGCCTCTAGCGGATCTGGCGTATCAGTTGCCAATCCTGATGGCACAACAGGCAACCCAACGATCAGCCTTTCAACTGTTTTACAAAACTTAGTTGGCACAACAGGCACAGGTTTGTTGGCTTTGAGTGGCACATCACTGAGCACGGTTGCAGTCACTGGCGTTGGTGGACAAATTACTGTCAACAATGGCACTACAAGCCCTCAAATTGGGCTCACAACGACTTCAATCACATCAGGCACATACACACTACCCACGGTTACATTTGACGCTTATGGAAGGGCTACATCAGCCTCAAACGCATCGACTACAGGTACGGGTGCAGTGGTCTTGGCAAACAGCCCTGCTTTGTCAGGAACCCCGACAGCTACTACCGCATCAACGGGAACAAATACAACACAGATTGCAACGACTGCTTTTGTGCAAAGTGCAATAGCATCAGGCACTGGAGTTGTGAACACATTCAGTGGTGGAACTACAGGTTTATCACCTAATTCACCAACATCAGGTGCTATCACATTGGGTGGCATATTGAATGTCGCTTATGGTGGAACAGGAACATCAAACACTCCAACTGCTGGGGCAGTGGTTTACGGTAATGGATCAATCTATGCATTAACTTCCGTAGGTGTTAGTGGACAGGTTTTAACAAGTTCTGGATCAGGCGCTCCAATTTGGACATCTGTTGCAGGTACTGGTACGGTAACTTCAATTACCGCTGGCACTGGATTGACTGGTGGAACAATTACCGCATCAGGAACAATTGCAATTGACACTACTGTGGTTGCAACTTTGTCAGGAACTCAAACCCTTACAAACAAAACCATCAGTGGGACAACAAATACACTGACAAACATTGGCAATTCTTCATTGATCAATAGTACGATTTCAGGGGCGTCCTTGGGATCAAACATCAGTTCTTTGACGATTGGTACAGGACTTTCAGGTGGATCCTATAACGGAACCACTGGTGTAACAGTTGCTTTGGCAAATACGGCAGTAACCCCTGGGTCATACACAAACGCAAACATTACCGTTGATCAGCAAGGTAGGATTACCTTAGTAGCCAATGGAACTGCTGGTGGCGTTACATCTTTTCAAACATCACTCAGTGGATTGACCCCATCAACCACCACAACAGGCGCTATAACGCTTGCTGGGACACTGGGAATATCAAGCGGTGGTACAGGACAAACAACTGCTTCTAGCGCGTTTAATGCCCTTTCTCCAATCACTACAACAGGTGATTTGATCATTGGTAACGGTACAAATAGCGCTACAAGGTTAGGAATTGGCACCAACGGTTATGTTTTAACGTCAAACGGAACGACTGCAACGTGGGCAGCGTCTACTGGTGGAGTTACTTCATTCAGCGCAGGAACTACAGGATTAACCCCAAGCACTGGAACAACAGGAGCTATTACCCTTGCAGGTACTTTGGGTGTTGCCAACGGTGGAACTGGACTGGCAACAACTCCACCCAATGGTTCATTGTTAATTGGAAATGGCACGAATTACAGTAACGCAACTTTGACTGCTGGTAGCAACATTACCATTACAAATGGAAGTGGAAGCATTACAATTGCGTCTACGGGTGGTGGCGGTTCATCTTCATCAGCCAACGCTTATGCGTGGTTTATTTCTCGTTAAAGGGTCGTCATGCTAGTTTTAGACGCAACAACCAAATCAATTACAGTGGCGATGGCGGGAGCTGCGACCACGACCAATCCAAGCTATGTAACTGCCTATTCTGATGACACAGGAACGGCTTTTACGGAAGGATCAAGTGACGGTGCATTGAATGGCACATCACAAGTGACTTTGGTATCAGCCCCAGCTTCCTCGACAAGACGACTCATCAAGACAATTTACATCCAAAATGGCGATACTGTTGCTAATACAATTACCGTTACCTATAATGACAACGGTACTTTGAGGGTGATTGCCAAGGTGACCTTGAACGTCAATGACACATGGTCAACAGATGGAACAACAGATGCAAGCGGTGCATTAAAACAGACACTTGGAACAATCAATTTGACAACTCAAGTGACTGGTATTTTGCCAATTGCTAATGGTGGAACAAACACTGCTTATGGCGTGAACGGTGGGACTTTTTAAGGATTAAAACATGGCAGCAACGAATTACACACCCATATATCTTTATAACAGTGGTACCACTACAAATGTGCCATTAGCAGCCAATTTAGGTAATGGTGAACTTGCTATCAATTATTACGACGGCAAACTTTTTTACAAAGATAACACTGGTACTGTACAAGTTATAGCGACTAAAACATCAGCATCAATTACTCTTCCAGTTTCACCTTCAAACGGTGGTACAGGAGTTTCCAATAACTCAGCAAGCACAATTACCATTTCAGGTAACTATGGAACTACATTCACAGTCACTGGTACAACTGCGGTAACTTTACCAACATCAGGGACATTGGTAAATACTGCGGTTACTACGTTGTCTAGTCTAGTATCAGTAGGAACAATAACGACTGGAACATGGAATGCAAGCGTAATTGGCCCAGCATATGGTGGTACGGGAGTTGCAAACAACGCTGCAAGTACAATCACAATATCAGGAAACTATGCATCTACATTTGTAGTGTCTGGTGCTTATTC